GTTCTGACGAAGGAGATTTTCAAAAGGCTGTCGTGTCAAAATTAGATCATATCATCTCCATGCATCTCACCTCTGTTGAAGAAGAAACCATTGCCTGGATGTGCCGAATGAAATTCATTGAAAATGGAACTAAGGTTCTTAGTATCACCGACCCGACAGCAAGAAAGATCATTGCAAACAAGACCCTGCTTGCTGATTTTAAGAAGTTGTTACTTGTTCATGCAAATGATGAGGCTATCATTGGTTTTCTCAGGAAAGTACCTCGATGAACATGGGTCCCACTCCCATTAATGAAAAAACTCAAACAAAAATAATAATCAAGATGACGTGTAGATTTTCTTACCGGGAAATTAAAGTAGAAAGTGGTGAGATGCTTTGTTATTTAGAAATGGAGCAGACTCTACCCCGTATTGACTCAAGATATTCTAATCATCTGTCACCATTTCTGGATGTTGCACCCAATTTCAGGCAAGAAACATTAAAACAAGGGGTTTTGTGTTGGACTTTGGATTTAGAAGAATTTGGTTGTTTACCACCTATCCTATTAAATTCATCTGTCGAACTGAATTATAAGAAGGGTGACTTTCTGTCTACAGGAAAGAACCTATATGCATTATCGGTGGATACTTGGTCTTACTCTTACTGCGTTCTGCTCTGCGCAAAGCCTAATAACTTTGAAGATTGGATTTCTGGGATGAGTTGCTATGTCGAATGTGTCCAAGTGGGTCGAGTTGCAGCTATCTTCCGGACGGATGATGTGTTCACGACTGACGAAGCAACAACACTTGGGTACTGTGTGTCCAGATTCAAACCAGGATTTCAAGTTGTGGCAGGACCGCATCTTATGACTAGATGGGAACGATGTTGGGTGGATATATCAAGTGCACCTTATAGGATCCCACTAGATCTCGAAATACCAGAAAGGACTATATTAGAATTGTTGGTCTCGTACAATGTGTCCTCAACTAATCTTCATTTAAACTGCAATTGTAAGTTGGGATGGATCTGGTACCCATTCGGCGAGAGCTTTCGATTGTATCCTTACACCACACAGTATTATTCTTTGTCCCCTTCTGTTTCCCCACAAACACAAACCAAATTCCCTACAAGGAATCCGTCTCTCGGGCCTACTACTATTGCTCCCAGTTATAATCCTTCTACCAAAGCACCGACTCAACTGCCTACTGTGTTAAAACCTTACTTGCGAATTCAATGTGCAGGGAAAAATGTTCTTTATTGCGACGAATTGTCTACCCTCAGGAGGATTCCACGGAGAGAAGACCAACTGTTAAAATGTGAATTCGATTGGGGGCGTGACAAAGACCACATCCTCTGTCCCTTTGAAAAAACTAACTACCAAGGGAATTTATCGTTACTCTCTCTAATTCGTTCCTGCTACTCCCTCTCCGTTCAGGATACACTGATGGTTAAATTCGTATGTGAGGACCCGGAAGCTAAAACCGTCGGTGAAATCGAGGCACAATGGGGAAAATTGTCCGATACTTCCCCGGCAACAAGCCTTGGAGTTATTGAAATAGTTGTCATTTCATTTTTAATAATTGTGGCCATATTCGTAGGGATTAGGTTTTATATCAAGAAAGGAGATTTTATGTGCGGTCGGTCAGAGAATTTCTGTAGGATCCCATGCCTTAAGGATGGGGGTATCACTCGTAGGACATACGATCGTCTTGCTAATGCATTAGATCGGATGAGCTGGTCTAGAGACAGGTATACACTTCGGAATTCAAGATTCACTGAAGTGAGCGGAAATAGCGGTCAGACCGAGTTGATAAACGAAGGGTTGAGTATCGTGCCTACCAATATAAACGCCTGAAGATGGACAATGAGCCAAGGGTCTTAGATCTTGTCTTGCTTCATACTTGACATAAATGAGTCAATATAAAAACTCAAAACAAAATACAAATGGAAAAATCTAGTTCGTGCCAAG